TGAGCGGTCAGATCACTCTGTTTGCTACTACTGCTATCGCAGGTCACGGCTCGAACGAGTTCACGCTGACCAACAGTTTCATTGATGCGACCGATGTAGTTCATGTCTGTTTCGCGTCTGGGCTAACCTCAGCGCAGTATGGCGTTACTGTCACGGCTGTGTCTGCCGGGTCTTGTAAGATCACGGTCTCCAACTTCAGTAACACAGCTACCCCATCCGATACCCCCGTGCTCAACTTCGTTGTCATCAAAGGAGTGAACGCCTAATGGCCAAGACCCCTGCATGGCAGCGTAAGGAAGGGAAGAACCCAGAGGGCGGTCTGAACGCCAAGGGGCGCGCTTCCTACAACAAGGCCAACCCAGGTAAGCCAGGGTTGAAGGCGCCTCAACCTGAAGGTGGCCCGCGCCGCGATAGCTTCTGTGCCCGTATGAAGGGTATGAAGAAGAAGTTGACCAGTGCCAAGACGGCCAATGACCCTAACAGCCGCATCAACAAGAGCTTGCGGGCCTGGAACTGCTAGGAGAGAACCATGGCGAAGAATTGGATCGCTGGCGCGATTAAGAAACCCGGTGCGCTGCGGGCTTCTTTAGGTATCAAAAAGGGTGAGACGATCCCGGCCAAGACCCTGGCTGCTGCGGCTAAGAAGCCCGGTAAGATGGGACAACGCGCTCGCCTAGCTCAGACATTGAAGGGGTTTAAGAAATGACTATCCGCTACCTCAAGAGCCGTATTGACGGCTGGATTTTCGAGTGGGACCCGATCCTCGATAAGAACCCGGATGTCTATGAGGTGACCGAACAGGAAGCCTATCCAGAACGCTTCATCCCGGTTGCGGCTATCGAGGCTGTGGCTGCTAAGCGCACTCGGAAGAAGGCCGAACCTGTGAGCCTGTTTACGGATGACATCCCGGAAGAACCCGATTATACTAATGAAGCCCTCAATGCTGAGGCTTCAAGGGGTCTGCCATCGTGACACCTGCGGATGTGATTGTTGAGGCGCGTAAGTTACTTCAGGATACGCTCGCGCCATACCGCTACAGCGACACAGACCTGCTTGGGTATGTGAATCAAACGCTGAAGCGTATGGCGGTATTTCGTCCAACGCTGTTCACCAACATCACAAGCATCCCGCTTACTGCGAATACGGTTCTTCAGGACCTACCATCAGACGCACACCGGTTGGTAGAAATCTTCTATATCGACAACTACAACTCGGTGAATGAGGTTGAACGCGCGATACTTGAGCGCGGCTACCCCCAGTGGGTATCTGATCCTGCCGGAATCCCGTTCAACTTCATCCGTCACCCGAGGAACGCCACCAAGTTCTTCCTGTATCCGCGTCCTATCGCCAATCTGACGGCTACTGCGGAATACGTGGTTGAACCTGCGACTTATGCTATCAACGACATCATCCTGTACCTCAAGGACACCTACCTCGGGGTGGTGATTGATGGCGTTGTGTTCCTTGCTTCCTCGATTGACGATGAGCATGTGAACTCGAACCGGGCAAAACTGTTCATGGAATCCTTCACTCAGGCCCTGGGTGTCGATCTTCAGCAGCAGGCTATCCTTGATAACGAGCGCCCACCGATTACCACTGGGGGTAACCGCTGATGGCTTACCGAGCTTTTTCCACCCTGTCTGCTAAGGTCAGCGCAAGCGTACCTGGGTGCCCGTACCCCCTGGTGGTGCAGTATATCCGTGATGCTGCTATCCGGGTGTGTGAGCGCGCCTTAGTGTGGCGCTACGAGCAGCCAGCGTTCAACCTGACGCCGGGTGTCTATCAGTATTCCTTCAACAAGCCGGATGATACTCAGGTGCAGGCTGTCATGTCAGCTACCCTGAATGACTCTCCGCTTGAGATTCTGACGTTGGATGATGCTAGGAACTTATATCCAGCATGGCCCATCCTATCGACCACACCCACCGCTATCGAGGAGAACGGCACTGAGCCGCGTTCCTTGGCCCAGGTGGATACCTATCGCTATGTGGTTCTCCCTGCCCCTGATGCGGCTAAGACGTACAGCCTGCGTATGATCTACGCGCTGAAGCCGTCCCGTAGTGCCGATGAGATGGATGAAAGTGTGTTTGATGAGTACGAACTACCCATCATGCACTATGCCCTTCAGACCCTTCTAGTGATGTCCAAAACCGAGTGGTCTGACCGGGAGCTGGCGACCTACCATGCCAAGCAGTTCATCTTCACGTTGAACGAAGCTCGGGCTCAGGCTAATCTTGGCGTGTTCCGGGGATCGCTGTCCGTGCGCTTCCCCCCATTTGCTTAGGAGGTAGCCGTGGACCCCCGCATAACTGATACTCGTATCCGGTTGGTTAGGGGTGACACAGGACCTCAAATCCAGCTTACCCTTACTGATGAGGCTACCGGCTCCGTCATCAACCTGACTGGGGCTACGGCTACGCTGCACTTCAAATCCCTGGCAACCGGCACCGTGGTGTTTAGCAGGGCGCTTAGTATCCCTGCCGGTACCGCATCACAGGGCATCGCGTATGTGGTCTGGGGTGCTACTGATCTTGATCAGACCCCCGGCGACTATGACGGCGAGGTTGAGGTAGTGCTTCAGTCTGGCATGATTCAGACGGTCTATGATGTCCTCAAGTTTCGACTGCGAGATGAGTTTGCGTGAGGATCGAACCTAGCCTCGTACGGATACGCGCAGTCGTCACGGTTGCTGCTATAAACTTATCCGTAGTTGCAAGCGTTATATCACGTACGGTCGTCGTGCCGTATATGAAGTTACGTTTTACTTTAGGTAACTTCTTCAAATACAAAACACTATCAGATACCGTGAGCATTGCTGATGTTGAACCTTATTTTGCCGAAGATTATGTAGTACTAGGATATGTTTCCGTTCCGTTCTTTATATCCTTTGGTAAAAATGTAACTGATCCTGTTTACACTTCTGATAGCAAAACCCTCAGGGCAACGAAAAGCCCGGCTGATAGTGTTGCAGCTTTTGATGTGATTTCGCTTGCTTTGTTAGGTAGGCTGTTTATTGTGGACCCTGTATCTGCCTCAGATACGGGCAGTTTACAAATGCAGGACTACTGCGGTATTGACTATTTTGCTGAGGATTATCTCGGTTCATCAAGGACCTTTTCATAGAGGGTGATATGACGGGACCATCTGAGAAAATGCAGGTTACCGGACGCCTCACTATCGTCCTAAAAGGCCCTGACGGATCAGTTAAAGACACGCGCGATATCAAAAACTTGGTTGTGAATACCGGGTTAGCACATATTACTTCGCGGTTGTTGGGTACAACATCAGGTGTCATGACTCATATGGCTCTCGGCGCTGGTACTGCCGCTGCTGCGGCAGGTAATACCACCCTTGGTTCTCAGTTAGGCTCCCGCAAAGTCTTCGACAGCGCAGTGCAATCAGGCACAAACAACGAATCCATTACGTATGTTACCACTTTCGCCGCTGGCGAAGCTACGGGATCAGTGACCGAAGCCGGTATCTTTAACGCCTCTACGTCAGGCACCATGCTGTGCCGCACCGTATTCTCGGTGGTGACCAAAGGTGCTGCTGACGTACTTACAGTAACTTGGACCGTAGCGTTCGCAGGTTGATGAGGTTGTCATGGTAACGATTGTCACTCGATCCGGTAAAGGCTCACCCCTCACTAACACTGAGGTGGATGCCAACTTTACGAACCTGAACTCAGGTAAGTTGGAGCTAAGTGGCGGTACTCTGACGGGTGCAGTTGTTATATCTGGTAGCTCAGCTACTGACCTTGTTCGTATTACGCAGACCGGGACTGGGAATGCCCTAGTTGTTGAGGATAGCACCAACCCTGATGCCACGCCGTTTGTGGTTGATACAGGGGGTAATGTAGGGATCGGGATAGCTACCCCTGCCGCATCTTTGAATGTTTCTGTCAGCACCAGCGGTGATGCTGTTCGTATTACCCAAACAGGCGCTGGCAATGCGCTGGTGGTTGAGGATAGCGCCAATCCCGACTCGACGCCGTTTGTGGTGGACACGCTAGGCCGCGTTTTGGTTGGGTCAAGTTCAATAGTTAATACTGCTCTTTTGGGCGCTGCCTTTCTGCAAGTTAATGGAGATGGAAATGAACGCTCTCAACTAGCTATTTCTCGTTTCTCGGCTGATAGTGATAAACCACGCTTAAGCTTTCTTAAGTCACGCGGCGCTTCAGTAGGAACAAACTCAATTGTTTCTAATGGAGATGTTCTGGGGGAACTTAATTTTCTTGGAGCAGACGGAAGTGGGGCTACCGGCTATCCAATAGGCGCTTCAATTTATGCTAATGTTGACGGCACCCCCGGCACCAACGATATGCCGGGGCGTTTAGTGTTCAGCACTACAGCAGACGGCACAGCAACACCGATTGAGCGTATGCGTATCACTAACGCCGGTTTCGTTGGTATCAACCAAGCCTCTCCGGGTTCTGCTCTTGATGTGAAGGGTACTCTCCGTCTTTCCGGTAGCACTTCCGGATATGTTGGCCTAGCGCCCGCTGCGGCTGCTGGCTCTGTCACCTACACGCTACCGTCAACTGACGGAACAACTGGCCAATTTCTTTCTACCAACGGTTCCGGTACGCTCTCCTGGGCTTCTGCCTCCGGCGGCGCTAGTACGGGTCGGTTAATAAATGTGCAGGTCTTTACGACATCTGGCACTAATACCTATACGCGCTCTACTGGGGTTGTATCTGCACTTGTCATTGCTGTTGGTGGCGGCGGTGGCGGTAAGGGTGCTAGTGGGGGTAGCGCGGGTGGTAACGGCGGTAATGGCACATCCACTTCGTTTGGTTCCCATGTAACTGCTGCTGGCGGCACCGGAGCAACCAGTTCTAACGGCGGTGCAGGCGGCACCGGTGGATCAACACCTACTATAGCTATCGCGGGGCAGGGTGGTGGGGCGGGCCTCGGTATTAGAGTCGGTAGTAACGTTAATTCATTCGGCGGTAGTGGTGGTGGCCAAGGTGGTGGCGCTGGCGTAAGAAACAACTCTGCCGGTAATGCGGGTGTTCGTGGCGGCGGCGGTTCGGGTGGCGCTGATACCGATGGGACTCCTTGTGTTGAAGGCGCTTACGGTGGCGGTGGCGGTGGCCAAGGTGAAACCTGTATCAAATATATTGCAGCAGTCGGTTCTTCGGAGATAGTGACTGTTGGTCTATCTGGTACTGGAGGCACCGGTACCCGCGCAGGCGGCGCAGGTGGCGTAGGCTACGTTATCGTTTATGAGTACAGCTAATGCTGCTCTCTATGTTTGCCCCGCCCGGTGCTCCATCACCGGAAGAATTACTCAAGTTTTACGCGGAGAATAGCGGTATGAATCATGCGATAGTGAAAGATGGCGTGATCGTAAACACTGTCGTTTGGGATCGCGTAAATCCTTATACCCCACCTGAAGGCTGCGAGATATACCAGTGGGACGGTCATATGAGCACCGGTTGGGCTTGGGTTGACGGTGCTCCTGTTGACCCTGATCCGCCACTTCCGCCGCCTTCTGAAGCCCCTATGATACCGTCAGAAGGCCCTGCGGTGCTCTGATGCTTGAGACCAAGGCAATCACTCTTGGAAGGCTCACCGGGACCATATTTGATTTCACAGTGAGCGGTGATGTCCTACCCATGCACCAGCATGGTGAAGCTGATGTGCATATCACTGTGGTGGCCCGTGGTAGCTTCAGGGCACATGGTAATGGCTGGGAGCGGGTTTTGAAGGCGGGTGATGTCGCGGATTGGAAGCCGAATGATCCCCATGAATTTGTTGCGCTTGAGGACAACTCGCGCATTGTGAACATCATAAAAGGGTAGCTTGATGATGGCCCAGATCAACGAAACTGAAGCCCGATTGAACTCTCATGAGGCTGTGTGTCAGTTACGCTATGAAGCCATCAATGCCCGGCTAAAGCGGCTTGAATCTATCCTGATGATAACAGCAGGTGCTATAATCACCGGGTTAGCCGGTATAGCTCTCAAACTCCATTAGGGGGTACTGATATGTCGGATGCTGCCAAGCAGGCCCAGATGTCGGAACAGATGGCGGCAAACGCCAGCAAGGGTGCCTTGATTGAAAAGGTCGTCTTTGCCGCTATCCCTATTCTATTTAGCTGTGTTGTGTATTTGATGACCTCGCTGTCATCTGCCAACCAGGAAATTACTATTCTCAAGTCCCGTATTGCTGTGGTTGTCACGCAGGATAACCGGGCTATTCCGCCGCAAGGTACGACTATTGATATGGCGCAGATCAGGGAACAACTTACCCAGCGCATTGATCAGGTTGAGCGTGATGCTGCTATTGCCCGTGGTAATATGACCCTGGATCGTGAGAAGTCCATGGCAGGCATTGAGCGGAGTAGATTGGAGATGGCGGCTGACGCCGCTGCTGCCCGCGCCTCCATCCGTGCCGACCTCACTCGTGCGGTCAACGAACTTGAACGGCGCGTTGCGCTATTGGAGAACCGTGGTGGAATCGCTACTCAACCTCGTTAGGACGGTTGCGCCGTCCATTGCTAGTGCTGTCGGTGGTCCACTGGCAGGCATGGCTACCCGCGCCATCTCTGAAGCTCTGCTAGGCAAGCCCGATGGGTCTGAGGCCGAACTGACCGAAGCTGCGGCCAAGGCTACGCCTGAGCAACTGCTTGCCTTAAAGAGTGCCGAGCAAGACTTTGCAGTTAAGATGCGGGAACTGGATATTGACCTTGAACGCATCGCTAATGCTGACCGGGACAGCGCGCGTAAGCGTGAGGTTGACACAAAAGATTGGACCCCTCGCATCCTGGCTTGGTTGGTTACGGCTGGTTATTTTGGTGTTTTGTTCTACATGTTAACCAATGGTCTCCCCACCACGGGTGGGTCTGAGGCTATGTTGGTTATGCTTGGTACCCTTGGTACCGCCTGGGGCGGTATTATGGCTTACTATTTTGGCTCCTCCGCTGGTAGTAAAGAGAAGACTGACGCAATTAATAAGATGGTGCGGAAATGAAA